ATTGATATATCCCCCTTACATACCCGCCAACGGTTCATATTGTTTATCTTCGTCGCCGTCCCACAATGACGTTAGATCGGCAATGGTATTCACATGATTTGCAAACGTCAAGGCCAGGCTATCTGCCATATCCGGCGACTTGCCAATCTTTTCTTTGACCTTCTCCTTCGCTTCGAGCTGGATTTTTCCGGCCCGGTTAAACTCATATTCCACGACCGACAGTTCACTCTTTAGCGCCGGATCGTTCGGGATAGCGCCACCCGATTCCATCCATGCGCGAACCTTGAAATACATTTCCGCCCGGATATTGATATACCTGTCTGGATTGAGCGCCGCCCCGCCAAAGTTTACCTCCGTCACCATATAGCGAAGCTGGCGGAGACGGTCAACCACGCCCGCACCCATCGCGCCAACGTCAACGAATACTCCGTCTGGTTTATATTCGTTCATGGCCGCCATGACATAATTGGCAACTTGCATCGTGTCGGCCCCGTTGATTACCCTTTGCCACTTACACCAAAGCCCTTGCCGGAGCGTCATTACCGTCGAATCATCGCCAAAACGCGCCACATCGACGCCTAAAACAAGCGGCTGGCCCTTCACGTCAGCGTCCGACAATTCACGCGCACAACTCGCGGAGACTAGATCAATCGGGATTACTACATCGGACGCGGACGCCGTGAAATCGCACAACAACTCCTGACGGATCGCAATATCCGTCATGGCCCGTTTCATATCGTCCAGTTCTTTTTCCGGGATAATGCCCGTCTCGTCGGCACGATATAGGCAGGAATACCAATCTGGATTATTTACCGCCCATTGATATATCTCATAAAAGGCGTTTTGGCCCTTCGGTGTCCCGATGAATACCGCCCATCCCTCTCTGTCTGAAAGCGTCGGCCTGATTACCTCGTCCCATAGTTCGCTCTTGATCTGCGCGTACTCGTCGAGGATTACTCCGTCGAGATACCCACCACGCAGCGCGTCGGGATGATCCGCGCCGATGATATAGAGCCTCGCCCCCGGCCAACCCTGGCAAACGGATGGAAGCTGAATGTATAACTCGCTCTCGTTTCGCTTCACGCCGGGAATATTTGAAGTGTAATGCTTGATATACTCCCACGCGATCAGCTTTGCCTGATTGCGATAAGGCGCGATATACGCGAAGCGCGGCCCCTCTTTTTTGCAGAGCAGAGCCGATTTAATCATGTGATTTATCGTGCCGACCGTTTTCCCAAAGCGTCTATGACAGACAAGCACGGAGAAACGGTGAGACTCTAACGCCGGATGGATCTCCTTTTTCCATATTGGCCTCGGCTTGTATGGTATCACAATCTTTTGCGCTTCACTCATTCGTCCCATCGTCCCATGCGATCACGATTTTTCCCGTCCCGGTAATCTCGTTTTCCTTTCGATCCTTCCACTTCTCCGGCGACATATTTTTGAGATAGAATATCTGCGCCGTTACATTTCCCTCTAAGGCGGTATTAAACAGTGCATTTTCGACTTTTTCTGCTGCGTCCTCTCTGCCCTTTTTTATAATGTCCGTTATGAGCATGGACTTAGCGCGCCATTGATAGAACGTCTCCCGCGCAATTCCCATGCTTTTCGCAATTTCAGCTTTCGTCAATCCCTGTGCCGCCCACTCTCGAATCCGTTCCAGCTTTTCCTCTGTCTCCCATTCCTTGTATCCATTTTTCTCTGCTCTCGCGCCCATTATACCGCCCTCCCTTCTTAAAAAACTAAGGCGCATACCCTGATATGATACGCGCCATCCAAAACCCAAAGGGTTTTCCTACAAAGTAAAAGACCGCACCCAGGAGCAAAGGCGCGGCCTTTTGTGTATCGCATGGCCCAATATCATATTACCACAAAAAACTGTCTCTTATTACTGGAATTAGAGCGCATTTTTCAGAAAACCTTAATCACTTGTGCCTGTGCCGCAGCCTGCAAAGCGTAGCTCCTGATCTCTCCAAGCACAAAATAGTATGTTGATTCAGCTATCCGTGTATTTCTCCGTGTCCGTCCTCGCGCATATCTCCGCCGAAACACTTCACGGCGTATCGGATCGTGCTCGCAATACCTCGCCACCGCCCCGCATACAGAAAGCCATTGACTCGGATTATCCAGCGTCCTCAAGCATTTCTGGTACTGCCTGCACCCGCCAGCACATTTTGACATTCTCCCTCTCGCGCACTCGTAAAACTCAATATACGGAACCCCGTCCGCCAGTTTAATAGCCTGCGACGCCGTGGTATCTGATATGTACGCATGGCCTGACGGTGCTCCTCCCGTCCTCCCGCTCCCTTTCACCGCTTCCTCCAAAGCGTCTCTGATCTCCGACTCGTGCCACAGTACCCACTCTATTTTCTTCACATTCTCGTCACGCGCTACCCTAATCATAATAACTCCCAAAGCCATCAATCCACTCGTCGATAGTTTTTACGCATTGAAAGACGACGAAACAGAGCGCGATAACCGCCAGAAATATAGCCTCAAGCGTACGTCCCGTAAGAACTAATACGCCGCCGCAGGTCATCTCCAGCGCCGCAACCATCAGCAGCCAGTATTTAGCCATCACACCACCCCCTAGTCTATGCTGTCGATACTCACAATAACGCCCGGGTCAATACCATACACCTTATCCCATGCGCATCGGCAGACCTGCATATCATCAATCCAGCAGACACCCGTCAGCGCATCCAGCACCAATTTTTCTAGGTTGTCACCGTCCGGCTTTTTAAGCGGCAACAACGTCCCCGCCCGCGCCGCGTCCCGGCGCTTTAGTGGCCAGCTTTTAGGGATGGGCAGTATAAATATCAAGGCAACCTCAACCGGGCCGTCTAGCGGTTCACAATCTCCCCACGCAACCCGCGCCGCCTGCGCGACCGCCTTTTTATAGTCTTTACATTGTCGTGGCTCATATGCCCAGCCCTGCCTTGTGAACCGTGGCCGCGCTTGCGGGACAGGCGGTCCCGGGACAAAAAAGCGTATCATTCGCCGTCCTCCTTCGTAATATACATTTCAAGCGACTTTATGATTACGTCCGTCGCCATCGCCTCGGACACCAACCCTTCCCTGATTGCGTATTTTGCTACTTCCCGAAATTGGTCATCTTCTCGGCTTGCATCTTGCGGGATTGGTACATCCCAAATTACCTCGACAATAGCCTTGCCCTTTAGTTGTCGTTCGTTCATTGTTCCGCCTCCTTGATTTTGCTAATCTGCATGATATGAGCGCCATTAAAATCGTCAGAGCCAAACAAAATTTTAGCCCAAGTCATCATAACTCCCTCCCGCATCTGCCACACCGTCAAGCGTCGCCGCCAATAATCTCAATAACCGTGCGCGTTCTTTCATTCGCCTCCGCACTTCTCTAACGGCGTCCTCTTTTGTCTTGTTGATACCCAAAATTTCGCCTTTCACGGCATCGCCCATTCGGAAAGGCCGGGTCCTGATAACTCTTTTGTCGTTGTCAAAGTATGCTGTCCAAGCCTCGGTTTCAACCATCGCCGCCGCCCCCTTCTTTTGGCTTCATCGGGTACATCATCAAAATACTCGCTCCATTATGTAAGTCGTCGCCATACAGTTCGTTTTGAGGAATCTGCCGAAATTTCTTTCGTGCCTCTTCCTCGCTGTTGGCCTCGACAATACTTTTGCCGCTATCGCTAAACGTCCAGAAGATTTTATATTTAGCCATCGCCGCCTCCTTCAACCAAACCGATCAGCCGGTCAAGATACCACCGCGCCTTTTGTAAGTCCTCGACGCCGCCTTTATAGCGATATCGCCAGACGTATTTCAGCACGTTGCCCGCACAATACGCCCGAAAGCCGTCAGCCCCCAACGCCACCTCTATCGCTTCGATGGTTTCAATCCGCCCCATGCAGTAATGGGCCGGGTGATTCACGTTGTCAGGCGGTTCCTCGACGCTTTCGGCGCTATTGTCCTGCACATCATGGGGTAGCGCCCATTCGGTCGGCACATCTTCGACCCCACAAACGGAACCAGAAAAATAAAACGGACATCCTTTGCAGTTGGAATTACTATCGCTTTTTTCGTTGCAGTATTCGCGGATAGTTCGCGCCGCTTTCAATGCCTCGCTGCCTGTAATCATCACAATCTACCCCTCTCCCTATTTCGCTCATTGCACCGCCGGACAGCCGCCGCCCGGTCATTTACGTCTATGCCGATCGCATCCAGAAATGTCACCGACGCCGTGACCATATCGGCCCACTCGTCAGCCATTTTTTCGCGCATGATGTCACTGCCGATACAGTATTCGCCAGACGCCATGTCAAGCTCAATCCCTGACGTAATCAGCGCCTCGATTAGCTCAAGGCGCTCCTCCTCGATTTTCGCCAGCAACTCTTTCACGCTTTTTTCGTTTACCGGCCCTTTTTCGTCGCGCTTGACGGGGAGCGGGATTTTGCAACCGACATCCGTGTCGGTCGCAACCTTGCCCTCGTCCGTTTTAATTGCATTGACCACCCTATCCCATTCGGCCCCTGCCTCCTGCTCTGTGTCCATCTTCGGCCCTTCGGCCCCACACTCCGGGCAATATGCCCAATATAAGCCTAAAATCTCAACGCCGTAACTCCCGCAATACGGGCATTTTTTATTCATACCGCACACCCCTCCACAAAATCGAATAAACTAGGCTCTGCCTGCCGCTGCTCCTCCGCTTTAAGATAGCCAACGCCGTCGCGGAAGTAGTCAGAATTTAACTCGATACCGACACCGCGCCGCCCGGCTTTCAGCGCCCGAACGGGTACGGTCATAAGCCCGCCGAACGGATCGAGAATCACTTCGCCCGGATTGCTATATCGGTTTATGAGCCTATCGACGATATCGAATTGGAGCGGGCAGACGTGCATCTGTTTTCCGCGCTGGACTTGCAGAGTGTTCATGGTTCGCATTCGGTTTATATCGTCCCAGACTTCATCGGCCCATGAGCCGGGAGCCACCACCATGAATGTTGCCGGGAGCCTTCCTTCTTCGTCCATTTTCCGCGCTATCTCGACGTGTTCAGCGTAGTTATAGACGCCTTCGCGGGTATATTTTGCAAATACCTTTTGGACGGATTCTGTCGGCATGGCCATGATTTCTTCCTTTGTTAAGAGCCGGTCGCCGCTTGACCGCCAAAAAGCGTGTGCGTCAATCTGCCATTGCGCTCTCGTGTATTCGTCCTTCGTTTTTGTTACCGGCGTATCGGCGTAGGCTTTCGTGGTGTCTGACGGCAGTTTTCTGAACAACAATACATATTCGGGGCAACCGACACCCATCTTTGAGCCATCTTTGCATTGCTCTGTCCATCCCAGCCGGTACGTCTGATTATTCTCCCGGACTACATCGGTCACTACCGTTATCATGCCAAAGTACATGAATCCATGCTCCATATAGTGCTTGATACACATAGCATGAAACGGCTCCATCGTCGGCATACCCGTCCCGGTCGCGTTGCCGAAAAGGACGCGATCTTTAACATGACAAGCGAACACCCGCCCCGGCTTCAAAATCCGCAACAACTCCGGCGAGAGATAATTCATCTGCTCAAAAAATCGCGCCGTATTCTCATTATGCCCAAAGTCGTTATAACTTGCCGTGTATTCGTAGTGGTTAGAAAACGGGATTGAGGTGATAATTTCGTCAATGCTGTTTTCCTCCATCCGCCGTGATTCTTCAATGCAATCGTTATTGACGGCCTTCCAGCCGTGTCCTTTAACCTCCACACGCTTCACCCCCATAGACCGGCCCATTTCCTTTGCCGCGTTCGCGCCGCCAAGGCCATATTTCTTTATGATTTCCTCCATCTTCGCGGTCAGCTTTTTATATTGCTCCCATTTCCTTTGTAGGGCCTGCAAAACCGCGCTCTCGCTGTCCATATAGAGAATGTCGATTATCACGTTTTCTGTCTGCAAAAATCGGTATATCCTGTGAATCGCTTGAATGAAATCATTAAATTCATAGTCAATCCCGACGAATATGGCCCGATGGCAGTACCGCTGAAAATTGCACCCGCTCCCGGATAATTCTTTCTTCGTCGCCAGCAGGCGAAACTTGCCATCTGAAAAGTCGATTGTGTTTCGCTCACGAATATCCATATCCTGTGAACCGTAAATCTCTTTAGCTTCCGGCATGGCTTTCTTGATGGCGTGTCGCTCCGCTTCTAGGTCGTGCCAAAGTATAAAGTGATCAGCAGGCGACGCGTCAACAATCTCTTTTGCCTTCGCTACCCGTATATCTATACTCTCGCGTTTCTCCCGCGCCGCGTCCTTCAATCCTGCCGCCGCGTCCCGTATGAGTTTTAACTGTCCGTCCTTCTCGCTTGTCAGTTCATCGCCCTGCACTTTCAACTTGTGATACCTTACCTCCATCGGCGGCAGTGCATAGCCGGTATCATCATAGCCGAGGTCGCTAGGCCGCTGGATAAACAATGCCCATGTTGACAGCCAGAGCCAAAACTCTTTTTCTTTATGCGGGTAAAGCGTAAGGTTGTTGGCCTTTGTGCTGTCCCGCTGAAAGAACCTCGTCAGCGCCTGCCCTGTGTCCATGATTTCCAAGTACCCGGCATAATGTATCAGTTCCTTGTACTTGTTGGGCGACGGCGTAGCGGTCGATACTAGCTTATACTGGACGCCGCGAAACTTCGGCAGGAAAGTCTGATATGTCTTGCTCCCATAACTGCGAAGGACGCTTGCTTCATCGAGCGCCGTTGCCGTAAAGTAGGCCGGGTTTACATCGCCGTCCCTTACGCGCTCATAGTTCGTGAGAACAATCGCCGTCTTTGCCGCTTCGACTTCTTCCATGTTACGCACATATTCCGGCGCGTCCATTCCAAGCAGCTCTACCGCGTCCCGCTGGAACTCCTGCTTCACACCCAGCGGGCAAACGATCAGCGCCTTGCCGCCTTTGTGCTTCAAGATGATTCTGCACCATTCCAGGGCTTGAATCGTCTTGCCCAGGCCGAACGCTTCAAACAATGCCCGACGCCCGCCGCGCACGGCCCACAAGACGGCGTCTCTCTGGTGCGGTTTCAGCGCTGGTGACAGCTCATCCAAGGTAATGTTCAGCCCTGTTTTCGGTGCAATCACCATCTTTGACTTCAAAAATTCTTTGTATCCGCCTTTCGTTGTCAACGTCCCTTCTCCCTTCTTTCGTTTTCGCAATTATCTAATTTGCAATCTCAGCTCGGCTCATGCGCGCGATTGTGTCGCCGTCTAGCCCTAGTTTTAGGGCGGCGTCAATCTGCGCCCGTGTTGGTCTGTCCATTGCTATTCCCCCTGTATTTTTGCCAAAATGACTCAATATCTGGGACCTCGTGTTTTAACACAGTGATGATGTCATTGATGCTCGTTCGCCCATCTCTGACAGACTCAGCGTGATCGGATACGCACTCTAAAAACCGCCGTAGCCTGACCGCCCCGAATCCGTATTTGTCACGCAGCACAAGCATCGCCAATGTAAGCGAGTCTCGCGTAGCAATGTAGCAGACGCGATCATGTACTTCATTCCATATCTCGTTCGCCAGTTTTTCCGCTCCTCCCGGCTTAACCAAGTCCCGCCTCTGTTGGCGGTTTAAGGAATATGACATAGCAATCCTCCTCAACCAATCAGTTTTTTATACGCCTCACCAAGACGTTTTTTTATCTCGTCCGCTCCCAATACGGCGTTATTTATGCGGTTCTCCCGAGAGCGTGAGATCACGCTGTTATAAGTTCGTTGAAATTGCGCACGCGCAACGCTCTCTCCCCCCGCCTGTATGTCGTAAAATGCCAGCTTCCCGCCGAACTGTTTAACCGCGTCCCTGATCTCCTGACAGGAAAATGGCCATTCATCAGCGACAGGATATGATTTTGCCAGTCTGAACGCCTCCTCCCACGCTTCATCTGGCGTCGGCAACGTCGTACCGTTCCCGTGACGAACAAGGCTTTCGGCGACATCTCTGATCTCTGCAACCGTCGGAAAGAATCTGGCCGTCAAGGCAATCTTCTTCATCGCCCCGGCCACGACCTCGGCCGGAATATCGCTTAGAGCATCGACATATATCTCCATAGCGTTTTTAGAAAGCGGCTTGCTATTGGCGAAAGCGTCATTGTACTGCGTTAATATCGCCAAAATCTTCCCTTTCTCGCGTATTTTCCTCCTCCTCCCATTTCCTCATAAGAGCCTGCGCGTTTGCCATGGTCTGCTCATGTACCGACATGGGGCGATCCTGCTTCTCTTTGTCGGCATACTTCTCCCAGGTTAATAACTTCTGCTTCCAGTTTCGGACGGAATTCCCTTTTGAATCAACCCAGCCACCTTCCGAGAAGTAATCAAGAAACTGTTTGGCAGAAACATGGAGACGCTTTTCAAGAATGTAAGCATTCACTTCGTCGAGTGTCGGCGGAACGAAACGCGCCTTTCTTTTCTTAGCTACGTCTTTATCTATATCTTTATCTATATCTTTATCTTTATGGTGCCCTAGTTCTGCCCCGGATTCGTCCCGGATTTGTCCCGGATTCCTCCCCGGATTTGTCCCGGATTCGTCCCGGATTCCTCCCTTATTTGGGGATATATCCGGGGGAGATTTTTCATTATCCACAGGGGCGGCTAAGTTATCCACAATAGATGTAAGATCGAGAATCCGATACGCTGACGCTCTGCCTTTTTTCCCCGGCGTGTATTCAATCAGTCCCTCTTGGACTAATTGATTCCTTGCTTTGGCGAATGTGTCCTTGCTTCTTATCTTTGTTGACTCAATCAAAAATTCGTTCGT